GAAATGCGCGCCAAGTGCTTGATTTTATTGGTGCCCGGAACCGGGATCGAACCGGTACGCCCTGTTATGGGCGGCAGATTTTAAGTATTGAGCGTGATTAGCGTGAAGCTGGCCCACACCTGGTAAGCCGGGGCCAAAACGTCACGCCCAGCGCACAAAGCACGCCAAAAGTGGCAGGAAATTCCCCCACCTATTTGCGCACTCCAGGCCGCACGCCAAACCACCACACCGTGGTGGTCACCACCAGATAGGTGGCTGTGCCCACCACATCCAGCGCAATCTTGTTGCTCACATCAGCGGTGAGCGGGCCGTCTGCCCTGCCCCATAGCTCGCGCACCCACAGCAGCAGCATGGTGAGCAGCACAAAGCCGTAGATGGTGGCCGCTGGGCGGATGATGCCGCGCAGGAAGTCGACCACGGACATCAGCGCACGGGCCATGGTGCCCGCCCAGCCGGGGGCTTGCTGCGCCTCGGGCGTGAGGTACGCGGCGCTGTCGTGCTTGTAGCTGGCCTGCAGGTCTTGGCTTTGGCGCTCCACGGCGCGGGCCTCGGCCTCGATGTTGGCCAGCAGCTCGGCGCTGGCGGCGCCACGGTCGGCCATGCGCTCTTGGGCTTGTAACTCGGCTTGGCGCAGCTCTTTGGCGTTTTGGTGCTCCAGCTCGATGACTTTGAGGTCATGGGCGCGGCGGTTGCGCTCGTCCCACATTTTGAGGCCCACGCCGATGAGGCCCGTGGCCCCGCCGCTGAGTGCGCCAGTAATGATGGTGCTGGTGATGTCCAAGAGGCTCATGCGGCTTGCTCCTGTTGGGTGTTGGCGGCTTCATCGCCCATGGTGCGCAGCGCGGCAATGGCGCTGGCGTACAGGGCTTGGCGGTCCGCCAGGCCGTTGGTGCCGCCGTTGATGCGGCGTGTCAGCTCGGTGAATTGGCCTTTGTCGGCCCACTCGTTGAGGCCACGGCGGCGCCAGTAGTCGGCCGCGCTCAGGGCGGCCCACTCGGGGGCTTCGAGCAGCATGGGCAGGGCTTCAAAATCTGGCACATCGTCTGCCCTGCCCGGCAGCATGGCGCGCAGGCCTTGGGTGGCGGCGCGGTAGTTGCTGCGGCCCGTCACTTGGATGAGCCCGCGCCCCATGTAGCGCTTGCCGTCGCCCGGGCGGCTGTTGCCCAGGCTCCATGCCAGGCGGTTGGCGTAGCCTACGGCGGTGCGGGCTTGTTCCCGGTTCTCAGGCCACAAGGCGTCTGCCCGGCGTTCGTAGCGCAGTTGTGCGCTGGTTGGGCCCCAAATTTCGCGCACGTAGCGCAGCCGGCCGCTTTCGTGCCCAACCTGGGCCAAGAAGCTGGCGCAGCGGCGTGGCGTGGTGATCTCGGCTGCACGCATGGCAGCATTCATGTGCGGCGCCCAAAGCTGGGCACGCGGCAGGGGGATGTGCAGGGCGCGGGCCAAGCCCACGGGGGTGAGCTGGATGGCGGGGGTGGTAGTGCCTGTCATTTCTTGACCCCGGTGATGCTGTCGATGATGGACAGCGCGGCCGTCCAGCCCATGTATTTGCCGATGACGAGAAACACCACAAAGGCCAGTCCCCAGCGGGTGACAGCGGCTTTGATAGTGCCCCAGATCCAGCGGCCGGTGTGCTCGGCGGCGCGGGCCTGCAGCTTCTCAACAAAGCTCTCTAGCCCGGCCTCAATGCCACGCTTGCAGGCTTCTTCAATGCGCTGGGTTTGTTCTCTTTGTTCCACGGTCAACTCCGCAATCTGGTCGCACAGGTGGCTGTGCCCAGACTCCAGCACGTTCAGCCGTTGGTTTACTTCAGCCATGCCAAGGCGCCGCTCTACCGGCTTTTCTGTGGCCATGGCAACCCCGACACCAGCAACTCAACCACCAGGGCAAATGCGCCCAACAGCAGCCACAGGCCACCGGCAGAGACAGCCCCGCTTTCGTCAGCCAAGCCATAGCCAGCCGCCAGGGCATGGACCAGCATGCCAAACCAGCACACAGCACGCACACGCAGCGGTTGGCGGTGCTGGATGATGGCCAGCAAGCACACCACCAGCGCGGCGTCTGCCACGTACCAGGCGAGCTGGCCGTCTGGCACGGTGAGCGCCACGCAGGCGGGCGCCACCACCAGGGCCAGCAGCAGGGCCGCGCGCATCACTTTGGGCGCCTGGGTCCCACTACGCTGATGCTGGGGGTGGTTTGCTCGGCCTTGCGCCCATGGCGGCGGCCCAGCAGGTAAGCGGCCACATAGGCCACGGCGGCGATGGCGTAAACAATGAAGTCGGGGTTCATGGGGGTTACTCCTTTGAGGGCTGAAAATGGGCTTAGACGGTGACCGTTCCAGTCAGGTCAGCCCCTGCGATGAGGCTGGCCAGGTGGGCATGGATGCGGCGGTCTGCGGTGGTGAGTGGTGCAGCACCAATGATGGCCACGGTTTGGGTATTGCCTGCGCCAACGCTCCAGGCCACTTGATTGGTGGTTTGGTTGCTTGGGGTTGTCACCAGCGCGGTGGTGCTCCAGGCGGCCAGGCAGCCTGCAGCGCCAGTGTTGGTGCGCTGGCAGGCCAGCACATCGGTGCTGTCGGCAAACAGCGCGCCGTAGTTGGCGCCAATTTGGGCCAGCTTTGGCTTATTGGCATTGGTGCCCTGCCCTGCCCCGTTGGCAGTGCTGGTGTTGGCAATGCCTTGGCTCTTGTCGCTGATGCCGCCAATGCCTGCACCCACGGCTGGAATTCCGCCAGAGCCATCCAACGCTACGGATGTGCCCGAGCGGTCTTGAGGAATGGCGATGAGGCTTTGGCTGCGGTGGTTGGTAAAGGCAATTGACACGGCCCAAGGAAGATCCAACCCAGCCTCAATACCTTGCACGACCTTGAGGAATGGCCCAAACAAGGTGCCAATGCCGCTGCCGCTTTGGTCTGTCACCACGCATTTTTGGGTAATGCCACGGGCTGCATAGGCCTGTTTGTAGCTGAGGCCTTGGTTTGGATAGTGCAGCACGCCACCTGCAGCCTGCATTTGCGCCCAACTCACCAAACCGGATTGGTAGGTAGCGTCGTACTGCGCCACCAGCATAGGGATGGCCGCTAGGTCTGCCGTGGCGATTTGCTGCACGGCGTTGCGCTGGCGGCTGTCTGGAGGATAGGCGGCTAAGGCAGCATCGATGTCGGATTGCGTTGCCAAGTAAACCGGCGCCTCGTCGGCGCTGTTGTGCCAGCCTTGCGGGTTGTTGGCATACACCAAGCGCACGCCACGGCTGCTTTTGCGGCCAGCATAGGTGCTGGCGGTTGGGTTAGCCAAGTCTGGCAACAGCAGGTCATTGATGACCCCTGAGCCGCGCGATTGGGTTAGGAAATGGCCCTTGGTGGGGTTGACCTCAAACGCAACATCCAGGCTGTTGATGAACTGGATGGCGCGGCCAAAGTCGCGGTCAAAGAATTGCGTCGGTGTAGAGCTGAGCACTGGATGGCGCGCTGATACGCAAAACACAGCCATGCCGGCCGCCACGCATGGAAGAATAAAATTGCTTTCCAGCGCTGCGCCGGGCGCAATGTCGTATGTGCCGCCAGAGGCATGGGCTCGGGCCGCCCATAGGCGGCCGCCCGATGGGGCGGGAATGGTGAGGTCACAATAAATGTCGACAACCTGGCTGTAGACAATGCCGTTTTCTGTCCAGGTGACATTGCCCCACGGCACAGCCTTCCAGGTGGTGGCACTGGTGCGGTATTGCTCAAGGCTGGCCAGCGTGGGCGCCGTGGGTTCTGGCGCTGGGGCAGGTGGTGCAGCGGTGCTTTGAGTGAGCGTGATGTCTTGATAGCGCGTAATGCCGTCGTCGCCCACCAAAGTGTGGCGCACCACTGTGTTTGACACTTTGGTGATGGAGAAATTGCTTGGCGCCGGGGCATACAACACCACCGGCGCCAAACCACCACGGGTAACGGTGTGGTCTTGGATGTTGCAGCTGGGCTGGTTAGGGATGCGGGCATAGACCACGGCGGCGGGCGCGTCTGGCAGCGTGCCGCCCACCAGCACCACGTATTTGCTGTTGTCGCTGCCCAGCACGTTGGGCCACAGGTTGAGCACGCATTGGCCTTGGCTGTCGGTGGTGCCGCTGACCACGCTGGGCACGACCACGCCTTGATAGACCTCGGTGCCGCTAAGGTGGGCCTGCACGGCCGCGCCGGCCAGGGGCTGGCCGTTGGGGGTGGCGGCAGTGATCGTGGTGGCGCAAACAGGTAGGGTCATGGTGTGCCTGTGGGGTTTACTGGTTTGCTTGTGGGGGCTTGGCGTTAGACGCCGTTGTCGTTGCCAAGGTCAAAATAGCCGCTGCCAACAATGGCGGAGTCAGAGGCCGAAGTTGCCACCTTGACCGAATACTGGCCGAGCTTGCTGGTGCTGCCAGAAAGCGTGAAAGCCCGGTCTGAGGAAAGCTGCAGCCAGGTGCCTAAGGCGCTGCCAGTGGGTGTTTCGCCTGACAGTTTCGTGACCTTGATCCAGTAGCTTGACCCAATGCCTGAAGTGGTGGGCGCATACCAGTAGCCAGTTTGCGTGGCTTGGCTTGTAGCTGCCGCTTGAAAAGTGCCGTTTGTAAAAAACGTGACCGTCGCCGTCATTGAATAGGGCGAAGTGAAGTCTGTGGCATAGGCGCCAATGAACCAGCCTGAAAGCGGGCCGCTGGTGCCGACAGCGCTGCGTGTCTTGGTCACATTGAAGCGCTTGGGCTGCTGCGTGGGCTGGCCAGCCTTTGACGGGGTGATGTCGACATAGGCTGCGTCTGTGCCGTCAGCCAGCGCAGTGACGGTGACAACACCGCCAGAAATGCTGGTGGTGAGCCCGGCACTGTCTGCCTTGCTGTAAGACCAGCCAGCCTCAATTGCAGACCCACGCTTTGCAGTGATGGTAGTGGAGGCGCCCGCGTAGCTGGTCACCACGCCTGCACTGGTGGCAGCCAAGGTGACTGACTCGCTGCTGAGCTCAAACACCAGCGCATCGATGCCGTTAGAACCATCAGCGCCGTCTTGCGCAATCAGCCCCACCGCCGCCCACTCTGATGGCGGCAGGGTGTCGGTAGCTGATGCACTCGCTGCCGTGGCTTGGGTCACCCATCGATAGGCACCGCCTGTGGCGGGCAGTGATGCCACCCAGCCGTTATTGGCGCCAGAGATTGCGCCGCTGGCAAAGGTGTAGGTGACATTGGCGCTGGGCAGAGCCGGTGCAGTGGCGCTGCTGCTGCGCTGGTACAGGTAGACAGTGGCCACGTTCAGCCCGTTGGCGCCAGAGCTGCCGTTTTGTGCAACGATCTGCGGCGCCGTCCACTCACCTGCCGCTGCAGTGTCTGTGGCGCCTGTGCCGCTGAATGACACCACGCGGGCCCAAACCGGGTCTGTGCCAGCAGGCCACGAGGTCGACCAGCCGCTGTCTAGCCCGCTCAGTGCTGCGGTGGCAAAGGTGTAGGTCACCGTGGCCGTGGGGCCGCTGGGGGTGGTGGCGCTGCGTTTGTAGATGGTTACCGTGGCGGCATTGGTGCCTGCCGCACCCGCCGCACCAGCCGCCCCGGCTTTGGCCTTGGTGATACCAAACCGCAGCGGGATGTCGGCAAACCCACCACGGGTGCAGAGGATGTCGACGTAGCCGGAATCTTGCGCTTCGTCTATGTCGAGCAGGGTCAACACTGCGCCAGCCAGCGTGCTGGTAACGCCGCTGCTGTTGGTGCGGGTTTTGGTCCACAGGCCGGTGGTGTCGTTGCCGTCTACCAAAATCTGCACGGTGGTGGTGGCGCCAGCGTAGCTGCTGACCACCCCGACCGCATTTGCCGCCAGGGTGACAGACTGCGGCGTGAGCCTGGCCGTGATGTTGCTGGCAATGCTGCCCACTACCACATCGAGCGGGTACACCACCCAGGGGCCAACAGCACCCAGGCCATTGCGGGCGCGGGCTTCGATGATGTAGCGCGCGTTTGCCGTGGCGGCCAGGGTAATGGTGGTGCTGGTGGCGGCGCCGGGCACCTCACCAACGCCAGCATAGGTGCTGCTTTCAACCCTGCGGTAACGCAGCTCTATGGCGCCGCTTTGGCGCACATAGTCTTGGCTGTGGCTGGCCCAGGTGACGGTGGCAAGGGTCACGGCCGTGCCGTCGGGCAACTGCGTGGGCTGGCCTGCGGTGGCGGCCAGGCTGGCCACCGGGGCCACGCTCCACAGGTAGCTGAGGTCTGGCGGGGTGGGCACCGTAGTGGGGGTGTAGCGGTCTGCGTCTAGCGCCCAGATGTTGGAGCGGGTTTCTTGCAGGCGCAGGGTGTAGGTGCCGTCGAAGTTGTTGGTGCGGGCGCGCACTTCCCAGGTTTTGGCGGCGAAGGCTTCGTAGCCCAGCAGACTGACGCTGACGCCTTGCAGCAGGCGGATGTTGGCGCCCGCGCCTTTGACGGTGACTTCCATGGCAAAGCCGGGGCGGCTTTGTTCAAGCGCCACACCCATGAGGTAGTTGGCTTGCCGCGCGTCGGTGGTGGCCAACAGGCTGACGGAGAGGGGTTCTTCGGCCCCGTCGTCGCTGATGTAGGCGTCGTTCACCACATCGGGCGGCGATGTCTCGACATAGCTTTGCGCAGCATCGACAAACTTGGCAGTGACGGCGTTGGGGATGGCGTCAAACCCGCCCGTGTTGGGGCTGATGCGCAGCGGGCGGCCTGCGGCCACGTCGGCGTCAGTGATGGTGACCGATGGCGCGCGGTGAGCGCCTGCGAACAGCATGTACTTGCCCGCCGTGAACGGGAACTCGCCCACCATGGTGCTGAGGATGGTTTGCAGGTTTTGCTCTGGCGCCGCGTCTGTGCTGAGCACGGTGTGGCACTCGTAGCGCTTGATTTGTTCGTAGCCGCTGCCGTCGCGCTTTTTGACGGTGATGAGCTCTTCGCAAATGTTGGCGGCGGCGGACACGCTGGCCCAATCGACCAAAGTGCTGGGCCTGCCGCAGCCGCCCTCAGCGCGCGGCAAGGTGGCATACCACGCGGCCAGCAGGGCGGGGTTGCTTGTCCAGACCGTGGTGGTGGTGCGCGGGTCGTAAACCTTGACGCCCCGTGCCAGCACGTTGACCACCGGGGCGCCGTTGGCGTAGATGTTTTCATCCCACCCCAGCAGGGCGCGCAGCGTGGCCACGCCGTTGCAAATATCGGTGCTGGTGTGGTTGGGGGTGTCTACACCAGACCAGCTTGTAGCGGCGGTTTGGGTGCCCAAGGTCCACTGGATGCGCAGGGGCACATCGGCGCTGATGTAGCGGTAGTCGATGTAAACAACTTGGTTGCTCAGTGCGCTGGGCAGGGTCACCAGCGTACCCACCACGCTGGTGGGCACTACGGTGATGTAGCCGTTGTCGCCGCCTTGGTCTACGCTGATGCGCAGGCTGCCAGACACGGGCACATGCGTCAGGTTAAAGGTGGTACCGGTGACTAAGCGCTGGTCGGTGTGGCCAGTTTCTACCGCAGGGCGGCTGTACTTGCCCACCGTGGGCACGGTGCCGCTGACATCGGCGGCGCTGAAGTATTCGTCGTTGAGCCAGTAGCCTTCTATGGCGTCGATGGGGCCGTCACATAGGGCCAGCTCCATGTCAAACAAGCGTTTGTTGGTGCCCACGGTGTCGGCATAGACCAAGGTGCCCCCCAAGCGCACGCGGCCCAGGGCCCAGCGGCGGGGGCTAGTGCCGCCGCGCAGAATGAGCTTGCGGTCTTGCAGGCTGTTGTTGTAGGCGTTGCGGGCTTTGCGCTGGGCTTCGCTTTGGCTGTAATACGACACTGCAGCGCTGACCACGGCAATCGCGATCTGCACCCAGCTTGCATTGGCAATGACGGCAATAATGATGGGAATGGCTTGGGGCATGGCGCTATACCTTCCAGGCCGTTTGCACTTCGGCCATGGGCCGGTACACCAGCCCATGCTCGCCTGGCGCGCACCACTGGCCGTCACCGGCCACCACGCCCAGGGTGTCGCGGCCGTCAAGCGGCACACACACCACATCGCCACGCTGGGCCAAGGCTGGGTTTGGCAGGGGCTGGCCCAGGGCTTGGGTGGCAATGGCCCGCACGCCGCCGTGGGTGGCCAGCACGCGGGCGGCTTGGGGGGCGGTGCTGTAGCTGCCGCGCAGGTGGGCGGCGGGGTCGGCGCCGGTGGTGGCTTGCACGGCGTCTGCAGCAAACAGACAGCAGTCGTTGGCGCCCCAGGCAAAGGGCATGCTCAGGCGCGCAAACAGCAGCGCGGCCAATTGCTCGGGCCAGTGGGCCAGGCGCACCAGCGCCAATGGGGTGGTGGGCGCGCTCATTTCTGCAGGGCCTCTTTGGCGGGCCAGACAAGCTGGACTTCTGCCATTTGCTCGACTTTGTCAAAGCCGGTGTCACTGGGGTAAGCGCGGGCTTGGCCGGCGTGGTTGTAATAGCGCACGCGCACGCGCTTTTCTTCGGCGCTCCAGTGCTCTGCACTGCCTGCCACGCTGACTTGGCGGCCTTGCTCTTCAATGGTGAGCGCGGTCAGCCGCCCGGCCCACTCCAGCTTGGGCGTTTGCACGGGGGCAAAGTTGGCGTCAAGGTACTGCTCATACAGCAGCACAGGGCGGCGGAAATAGGGCTCGCCCGCCGCAATGGCAATGATGGCCGCATCCAGCCCGTTGAGGCTGAAGCTCAGGCCGTCGGTGCTGTCTGCACTCTCGCTGGTGGTCTCCAGCGATAGGCTTTGCGCGGCATACCAAGTGGTGCCAGTGGTGTCCACCACGTTCATGCCGCCCAGGCACAGGCGCAGGGTGCCGCTGTCAAACTCCACGGCCACCAGGGGCACCACCATGCCGTTGCGGGCGTTGGCAACGGTTTGCTGCTCGGTTGTCAGGCCGCGCGTCATAGCTCGATCAAGTCCAGGTCAATGGCCGGGGCGATCTGCGCGCCTTGATAGGGGAGCATGATTTCAGGCTCTGTGGGGATCACCAGCACAGTGGGCTTGTCCAACACCAGGGTTTGGCCCACGCTGGCCGCAGCGCGCAGGGGTTGGCACAGGGAGATGGCCATGCTGCCGCTAGCGGCGGTGGTGTCTGCCGCCACCAGGTACACCGTGCCGCCCAGGCCCAGCCTGTCGCCCGCCAAAAGCGTGGTGCCCGTGGTGGCGGCAATGGTGATGCTGCCGGCCCCGGCTGCTGCCGCCACGGTGAGCGCGGGTGTGCCGCGCAGCGTGCCCAGGGGCAGGGGCTTGTTGGGGTGCCACACGGCCAGCTCGTTGCCGCCGCCGCGCAGGCTTGTCAGCAGGGCCTCTGCCCGGCCACGCACTGCAAAGCCTTGGGCGCCATGCATGGCCACGGCGAGGCGCACCTTCCAGCGCCACCCGGGCAGAGTGCGGGTGGTGATGCGCCCGGCCCGGCTGCTGCTGATTTGCACATCAAACTGCACGCCGTCGGCGTAGCTGCTGAGGTCGATGCTGCCATCGGTTGGCAGGTAGAGCGTGGTCATGCGCGGGCCGCCCGGTAGGCTGCGCTGCCGGTGCGGCGCAACTGGTCTGTGACTTTGGCTTGGAGCTGGGCGTCGCGTTGGTCGAGGTAGGCTTGCAGCTCGGCCCGGTTGGCCTGGGCGCCGCTTTGCACCACCACCGTGCTGTTGATGTTGACGCCACCGCCGCCACCCATGCCGGCCGGGGCCATGCCACCGGCCCAGGGGTTAAAGGCTTTGGGGATGACGGCTTCGCCTTCGTGCAGGTAACGCCAGCCGTCAGAGGGCAGGCGGTTGGTGCCCACGGCCAGGGTCATGCCGGGCACGTCCGTGGGCACGCTGAATGCATCACCCGGCGTTTGGCTGCCACCGCCAAAGAGGTTGCCCAATGCCGAAAGCCACCCACCAGCAGAACCACCAGAGGCACTTGCACCCAAGGTGGCCATGGCCTGGGCCACGCGCTGCACCAGGCTGCTGAAGCCTTCAAACTCTGATGACAGGCGGCTGACGATGGCGGTGAGTTCGTTGGTAGAGGCCGCGCTTTTGGCGTTGGCCATGCGCACTTCATCAGCGCCCTCGAGCAGCGGGCCCATGAAGTTGACGTCGGCCTCGTTGCCGCTGTAGCCTTTGACCGTGGGCATGCCCAGCAGCTCAGCCAGGCCGTTGAGGGCCTTGCCGCCGTCTTTGCCCACCATTTGGCGGAACTGGGCTCGGGCTTGGTCGGCAATGATTTGCTTGCCGATGTCTGCAAAGTTGACCTTTTGGCCGCTGGCCAGTTTGGCAAAGGTGTCTTCACTGGTTTTGAGCAGGTTGCCCATGAGCTCGTCATAGGTCTTTTGCATCTGGCGCGAGGTATCGGCCCAATCGTCCAGCATGCGCTGCCATTCGGGCTTGAGTTGTTCGTTCAAGCCGCGCTGGCGGGCCAGGATGTTGGCGTTGAGGGCCTCTTGGGCAGCCGACACATCGGCCCCGCCTGCGGCCCACACGTCGATGCGGGCTTGCATGATTTGGCGGTCTAGCTCGATCTGCGCTTCGCCGCGCTGGCGGTCGTCGGTGATGAGGCCGATGTTGATGGCGGCGGTTTGGTCGGTGAGCTGCTGGGCGTAGTCGGCGGCTTGGTCGTTGCGGCGCTGGAGTTGCTCGCGCTCTTTCTCCATAGCGCGCTCGCGCTCTTTCATGTAGTCGCCCGTGGCGCGGTCGAAGATCTTCCAGATAGAGTCTTGCTCGGGCTTCGCGGCCCTGCCAGCGCCAGACTTGGCCGCACTGCCGTATTTGGTAGCGATCTGAGTGAGCATTTCGATGCGCTTGGCTTCGTCAATGTCGCCTGCAGCAAAGGAGTCTTGCACCTGCTTGATGGACTTGGCGTAAGCGCTGTTGGCACCGCTGAGGTCGTCGGTCAGCTTCTTGAGGGATTCGCGGCGCTTGGTTTGCTCTTCGTCTTGGCGCTTGGCATAACTGTCATTTGCCTTTCTGACCTGCGCATCACGCTTTTCAATTTCAAAGTCACGGATGCGACGCTGAAGGCGCGCCTCCTCGGATTTAGCCTGAGTGATGGCTACGCCGTCCCAATCCTTGCTCATGCCCGCCAAGCGGCGCTGGACATCTGCAAGGTCTCTGTTGAGTCCCTTGAGCATGTCCTCTGGCGTAGAGTCGCGGACGACAGAGAGGATGGCCTCCTTGTAGCGCGACACAGCATTGGTGATGCCCTTCCAGGCCGCCTCGGCATAGCCAATGTTTACCACCACACCAGCAAAGTGCTCATTCACCAGCCTGCCAACTTCGATCATGGCTTGCTGGGCTTGACCGGACTCCTCCAACTGGCGGATGTAGTCGATTTGCGCACCTTTGGCAAAGTGCATTTGCTGGTTTTGCTTGGCGGCCCAATCAGCCACGTTGCCAGCCATGCCTGCAAGGTGTTTGGCTACATCATCGGCACTCCTGCCGCTGGCGCGGGACCAGTTGAGCGCAGCCTCTCCAAGCGTAGCCATAGCTTCGCCGCCAATGCGGCCAGTCTGCAAAAACTCCAGCGTCACCACGCGGGCGCTGCCTTCGGCGGACTTGGTGAGGCCGTCCAAGGTGCTGTTGAGTTCGTTGAACTGGCCCGCCGTGATGCCGGCATAGTTGCCGCTGACAGCCAAAGCCCGGTCAAACTCCTTCTGCCGTTCAATGACGGCAAAGTAGGTGCCAACCATGGCAGCCACACCAGCACCCACCAGTGTCAATGGGGTGATGAGGCCACCAATGCCGTTGGCCAGCGCACGCGCCGCACCACCCACACCGCCAAACATATCCTTGAGCTGGCCACCCTGCTGCAAGAACACGGTGAGCGGCTGCTGACCGCTGGAGAGGCTGACCACGATGTCGGTCAACTGCATGTTGACCTGGCTCATTTCATAGGCCGCTTTGCGGGCCTCGCTGCTGTTTTTTTGCAGCGCGGTGGTGGTCTTTTGCGCCATGCGCTCGACCTGGGCGCCGGTTTGGTCTGCCCCTTCGGCCCGCAGGCGCACGATGACGTTTTGGATGTTGTCGGCCATGGTGGTGTGGGCGGGTGGCTAGTGGCTCAGGCAGCGGGTGGGCGGATGGATGCGGTGTATTGGCGGTGTTCGTCTTCAGCTTCTTGCAGCAGCAGCAGTGCCGTGCGGTGGTCTCGGCGTTTGATGCCGAAGGCCGAGGCCAGGGTGGGGAACAGCGCCCAGCAAGGTGAGCCACCGGACCAAGGCATGGTTTGGTAAAGGGCCAAGAGCGGTGCGTTGCAGGGCCACACGGGCTGAGCGGCTGTGGTGCTGAGGCCGCTGAGCTCCGCCTGGCTGACACCCAACTGGCGCAGGGCGTCGACCGTGGCTTGGGTTTGGGTGGGGCCGCTCAGCCATTGCTTGACGGCCCCACGGAGTTTTTTGCTTGGGCCTTGTAGTGCTCGCCCACGTAGGCCTCAAAGATGGCCATGGCGGCGCCGGGGTAGTCGTCCAGCACGGCGTCAAAGGCGGCTTGGTTGAAGGGGGCGGGCTGGCCCTTTTCGTCCACGGTGTCAGCGCCCCAGCCTTTGACCACTTCCATGAGCCACACGGCATCACCGTCGGCGCCTTTGGCGCGGCTCATCCAGTCTTTCAGCGCACGGCGACCCAGGTGGGCCACGGTGAGGCTGAGTTTGGCTGGCGTGGGCTTGCCCGGCTGGGGCACATCCACGGGTAGCTCAAAGGTGGGGTCTGGCTTGGTTTTGAAGGCCACGGTGCCGCCTTTGCTTACAGCACAACCATGCGGAATTCGTCGTTGCCAACGCTAGGGGTCAAGTCCAGGTCGAACTGCAGCAGGCGCACGCCGCTTTGGCCGGCCACGACTTTGGGGTTCATGCGTTGCACGGCGGGGCAGAAGATGACAATTTGCTTGCCGGTGCCCACGCCGAACTTGAAGCCCATGCTGTCGAGGGTGCCGTCGCGGCTGGCGAGCACGGCGGCCACTTCTTGGGCGGCGGACAAGTCCATGGTGACGCTGGCTTTCATGCTGCGTTCACCAATGTTCATGAAGGGATTGGTGCAAAGTTCTTCGTAGCTGACGCTGTTGCCGATTTCGATGCGCAGGCCCTTGCTGGCAAAGGCGGTGCCGCCGCTGAGTGCGCCTGCGGCGTAGGTGCAGCCGAAGGTGACATCGGAGCCCACCACGGCAGGTTGCACGACTTGCGGGGTCTTCCAGGCGGTGTAGTCGGCGGTGGGGCCGCTGCCGGCCACTTCTTCGATATACATGCCGGTGAGCTCGCCTTCAAAGCGGGGGACGTTGCCCACGCTGAAGTCCATGGTGCCGTTCCCCAGCATGCCGCGCGATTTGTAGAGCACGCCTGCGCCTTCAAACCAGCCGGTGCCGCTGGCAAAGTTGGTGCTGACGGGCGTGTATTCGCGCCGGGCGGGGCTGGTGAGGGTGGCGGATGCGAAACCGCAGGCCAGGAGAATGTTTTCCCAGCCGGGGGCGCTGGTGCCGCCAACGCCAAGCTCCACGCGCAGGCCGCTGGCTTTGAGCAGCTGGCGGCTGCTGAGCTTGGGGCTGGTGCCCAAGAAGGGCTTGTTGATTTCGCGATCGACCATGGCAAAGTCGGGCTGCACATCAAGCCCGGTGAGGATCTGCACGGCGTCGGTGCCCAC